CGTTGGTGGAGCTGTCGGTAGCCGTCAGCGCCGAGGCCAGCTGAGTTCCTGAGGCGGCGGCAGTGATGGCCACGCTGTTGATGGTGGTGATAGCGCCCAGAATCTCGGCGCCAGCTGCGCCCCAGAACCAGGCATAGGCGACGGCGCCAGACACCGGAGCGACGATACCGGCGATCTGCGACGTGGTACCAGTGGTGGCGATGGTGGCATTAGCCGACTTCTTGGCCGATCCACCACCATAGGTATCCTGCGAACCATCGGCATTGGTGCGGATGATCTGACCATTGATGCCGCTGGTCACCGTGGTACCGAGATAGCCGTCCAGGGTCAGGGCGGCGCAGATCACCGACCAGGTCTGTGCCGCCAGCGCTCCCCCAGCGGTGCTGGTCGAAAGGCTCGGCGTCGGAGTGGTGCCCAGCGGCAGGGAGGTGTTACCGCCGAGGATGACCTTCTCTTCGCCAATCATCAGCGAACGCAGCAGACCCTGTACCGCCAGGGCTTTGACATCGTCGAAGCCCTGGGCGGCGTAATCAGCCTCGAAGGTCACATAATCGTCCAACCCCAGACCGCGATAGGCTGCCATATAGTCCTGAGAACTGGTGGCCATGACGCCGCCTCGGTTGCCCTGGCCGAGGCCAGCGGAGACGTTGTTGACGTTGATGCCGGTGATAGCCTTCCAATTAGCCTGGGTGCCGATGCCGGTGCCGACGCGGGGGGTGCGGTTGCGCAGCGGCGTATCGACCGGATAGAGATGCAGAGCACCGGGCTGCAGATCATAGGCGGTCAATCCGGCGGTCGGGGTGCCGCTCTGGGTAAAAGCCTTGGTCAGTTCCGGGTGCAGCTGCTCGGGGCTGCCAAAGGCAGTTTTAATCAGACGCAGGGACTTCTTGGGATCATTGAGGGACATGGATCAGCTCCGGGTCATGTCATTGAGAGCATCGTCGCGCTCATCGGCGGCGAGCTTGCGCAGGGCGGCGACTTTGTCGGGACCGGCTGCCATCTTTTCGATTGCGGCAAGACGTTCATCGAAGGTGCCGGAGTCGGTATCGCCAACGGCCTCGTCCTGCTGGGTCAACTCGTCACCTTTGGAGAAGGAACGCAGCACCTTCGAGGGGGCGGCCAGCTTCTCCAGCTCGGAAACGCGCTTCATCAGACCGTCGCGCGCGCCAGTCATCTTGGCCAGATCGTTGACGGCGATCTGATGCAGGGCCTCGGCCTTAGCCAGGTCACCGGCCATCTTGGCCAGATCGCCGGTGGGAGCCGCCTTGTCGGCGCCGTCACCAGAGCAGCAGGCGCCCATGGAAACGGCATGGTCATGGATGGCCTGGGCGCGGTCGGCATCAGCCGCCGAAAGGTTGGAGCCGCCCTTGAACAGAACTTGCTCCTCGATGCCGTCGGCCTTCACCAGGGTAAAGCCAGCCGAGGGGATGCAGGGCAGATCGACGATGGAGATCTCGGAGGGCTTGGCGGTATAGCGGGTCAAGTCGCCATCCTTCCAGCGCTTGACGTAGCTGCCGCCGGGCGAGAAGCCGGTATAGACGCCGGTCTGGCACTTCTCCCACTCGCCGTCGTCGACGATATGAGCCTCGAAGTCGATGCGCTTGGCGGCATCGTCGAAATGGATGGATTTCAGCAGGCCGGCGGCGACGTTGCCGTGCATGGCCCGCACATTGCCGAAGCTCTTGCCACCGCTGGCCTTGGAGATATCGCTGGACCATTTCTGGAACTGCGGCTTGGAGCTGGCGTAGTCGAACACCTCGGCGGCGCGGTCGGGGGTTTCGTCGATGGAGCCGTAGACCAGGCGCCGGGCGGCGTCGACCTTCAGCAGGGGAATGAACATCTGTCCGGGCATGGAGATCCTCGTCATGGTCGATGTGGGCATGGCTTCCCAACGCGATGACGAGGAGATTAGGCAGGGGAAAAGGGGGGCATAAGCGGACAGATGTCCGCCTGTGCTTGGTCGTTCCGGGGATGTGTGGAATGGCCCCACTGTGTCACCGTGGGGGCCATCAGGCAAGAACCCTTCGCCGATACCCCCTCCTTGGGGCTGGGGGCGTTGAATTCGGCGTTAAATGATTTTCAGGTCCATCCGGAGCCCCCATGGGTGACAGGGGGCTCCTGCGCGTAAAAACCGAGGATCGGTATTAACCCCCACCGCCCCCTTCGGCATCGTTCTTTTCGCGTTCGGCCTGGGTGTCGCACTCGCAATGAGGATGGGCGGGGGAAACCTCGTCGCCAGAAGGAAACTCCTCATCGATGTCAATGGCGCCGGCGCGAACGTTCTCCAGGCAGGCGTCACAGACGTTATTGCCACGCTCGATCCAACGCTTGCGCACCTTCAGACCGAGAGTGGACTTGGCCGCCTTCCAGGCGATCAGGTTGCCGGCGGCGTCGGCGTTGCGCATCTCCATATGGGCAATCAGTTGGGAGCGCTCGGCCGAGAAGGCATAGGAACTCTCGATCTCGCTGGCGAGACGCTGAACGCTCCAGCCCTCATCCTCGGCCTTAACGATCAGGCTGTTCAAAGCCCCCTTGGTGGTGTCGCTCACGCCTTTGACCAGCTCGGCGGCATGATCCTGGGCCCAGGCAACGGCGCGGGGATTGGCTAGGTGGGTGGCGTCCGATAGGTCGATTCCCAGCGAGACAAAGCCGGCTCCGATACCGTCCTTGGCCAGGTCAGTGATGACGGTGCACGTCTGGGTCAATGCCTGGTCGTAGGCCATGGCGTCCAGCATCTGGCCAACGGTGGCTATATCTGCGGGTGACGCCGGCGTCTCGTCGCCATCGGCCTTGGCCAAGCGGTCGCGCAGGGCAGAGACGATGCGCTGGCGCTCATCGCCCAGGATCTTCGACCAGATAGAGAGCAACTCCGCCTCGGCATGACGGCAGGCTGGGCGATCATGATCGACCGGCTTGGCTGGGATGACGGCGATCTTCAACAGTTTTTCAAAGGTCTTTGAGCGCGTCTCGCCCTTGTCTTTGTCGGCGTTCTCCTCGGCATTCTCATCCTCGCCCATCGGCGGCCCACCGTTATGACCAAATTGGGGTGGCGCAGGCGCTGGCGGTTCCGGCGGCTTCACAGCATCTTCCAGTCGCACCAGTCCGGTGGTGGTTTGAATAAGATTGACCTCGCCGCCTTTGACCGGAGGCATTCCCAGGGTGTCCAGCACCTGGTTTCGCGTGAACACGCCTGCGGTCAGATAGATCTGATTGACCTGGGCTTGGGTCAGCGGGTCCTGCTCCTGTTCCTCGACCCAGGAGAATTCCAGATCCCAGCAGTCCATTACCCTCCACAGCACCCTGTCGATCACCGACTTCACCCACTCCATGAGGGGCGCCAGACCTTCCTGCAGCGCCTGTTCCTGGGCGTTTTCCGCCGTCGAGCGGTTCATCTGCTTGACGAAGGCCTGGGGCGACAGACTGAAAGCGTAGCAGATCATCCTGGCCAGCCACTCGTCGTATTCGTCCTTGAGGGCTGCCTCTTTGGTGGGAACGTAACCCTTGGCAATCTGGCCGGGCACGAACTTGGCGTGGCGGCGATGGGCAGTGTCGCCGGCCAGCAAGGCATCCCAATAGTCCTGGAACTGGGAGATCTGATCGGGCGTCCAGGTCTCAGGCACGCCGATCAGCGCCTCGGGGACATTGCCCTCGGTGTAATATTGCAGCTGGTGGCGTTGGCGCCGCAAAGCCACCTCGACCGTCATGACCACCTGTTCCACCGGGCTATAGCCGTAGATACGATCCGTGGTGAGATTGCGCGGCACATAGATCAGCTCCGCCGTGGTGTAATCCACCGCCGGCAGCCCCTTCAGGATCTGCTGGTAGGCCGGCTGTGGCGGCTGGGGCGTGCGACCACCTTCATCGAGAACGCGCTTGATGGTGGCGCCGTCGATCAGCTCCAGCGCATAGACACCACCGCCAAGGTTTGGACGGACATAGATTGCTGGGGCATCGATCACCAGCATGTCCTCGACCAGCATGCGCAACCAGGCGCTCCAATTGTTCTCTTGGTCTGGGAAGGCGAAGAACTCGGTCAGCTGCTGGATACGCGGATCGGCGCCTGTAGACTTCTTGTCTTTGGGCTTGATCGCCCATTCCAGCTTGGAAAGCTGATCCTTGCGGGTTTCGATGGCTAGGCGCAACAGGTCATAATCCCGAGCCATACCGCGAAGCTGGCGGAAGGAGATCGGCTCGGGCGCCCTGGGCTGGGTGACGAGGTTGATTCCACCCTGATAGTCAAACCGGCGTCCGGCCACCTCGGCGGGAGCCTGGGGGGAAAGCGGCTGCAGCGGCCCGAACCAGTCGGGAACGTCTCCGGTCAAAAGCATGGCGACGCCGGCGAGGCGAGCTTTAAGGCCTGGCGCCGCCGGTGCCCCACTATCTTTCTTGGCCATGACCGCTTCCCCTCTTCAGCTCAGACGGACGCGCCGGTGACAGGATGGCGCCAGGCACCGGCGGTATAGATAACGGTCATGCCCAAGGTGGTGTCGTGATAGGACTGCCCTCGGGTTGGCTTAGCCGGGCGCTGCGCCGTGGCGCCGACTCCATCGGCGGCCTTCAGCCAGCCGTTGGCCTGCAACACGGCGGCGTCGAAATCGGGCACGTCGAGAAAACCGCCGGGAGCACAGCTATAGCTGCGGCCATTGGCCTGGGAGGTGGTGGAGATGTTGGTTTCCGGCGGAAACAAACGGACATTGGCCATGCTGTTCACTCCTGTTGTTTGGGAAGCCGTCCTTGGGCTTCCAGTTGACGGCGCAGATGCTCGATCATGCCGTCGGTACGGTTCTCGAACATGCGGTGTGCTCCGCCGAGGGCGTCGGCGTCGTCGTCGTGCTTGGCTTCGGGGAAGCCCTCCAGCGAGGAGAGGAACTCTTCGTTCCAGGAGCCGCGTATGATGACGATGTTGCCGGCCCTGGCCTGGGACGAGGTCGGGCCGAAGCGGGTGATCTTGTCGCCGCTTTCAATGGTGACGGTCACCGAATAGCCATCCAGCTTCCGGACGTAATAAGCCGCCAGAGCCTTGCCAGCCTGGCCGGGGTCCTGGGGCAGGCCGATGCGCACGGCCTTGCCGTCGGCGGCGGCGGTGTTCGTGATGGCGTCCTCGACCTCGCGGGGTGCTCCTCGCAGGCGGCGAACATCGCCAACGTAATAGCGGCCCTCGGAGTCCTGGCCGAGCTTGACGCCGATGGTCCAGTCGGGATCGTTGCTGTCGGTCTTCGGTGTGGCCGCCATATCCCAATAGCGCGCCCACTTGATGCCGGCTGGTTCCGCGTCTAGGAACGGGCACCACTCCCGCTTGAAGTAGAGGCCAGCAGCGGGGCGGATCTTCCAGTTACCGTTTAGCAGGCGCTCGCGCTCGACGGTGGAGAGCGCCATCAGGTTGGCTTTGTAGCCTGGGTCCTGTTCGGTCAGAGCCGGATTGTCATCCAAGGTGGCCGGGATGAAAGTCACCGACTTCGCGGGGATATCAGGGTAGAGAGAGGCCAGCTCGGAAGGGTGATCGGCCCAGACAAAGGCATCTTGAGCTCGAACAAACCAGCGCAATTTTCCGGCCCGCTCCTCGAT